CTCTTGATTGAGTTGGGCAGGAGGAACTTCTTTTGCGCGTTTTTCCCAAAATGCCTGTCCAGCCGGATCAGGCTGGCGACCTAAATCCCGCAAAAACAATCTGGCAACGTGCTGTTCCGCATCCATAGATAACCCCTACCTCAAATTAGTTTTGCCGCAGTTGCAAACACCGCAAGCGCTTGGTAATCAATCTCACCACGCATACTTTCAGCATCATCTAATCCAAACATTCTTAGTCTTTCCAAAAACATCGGATAAGCCTGTTTGTTTTGGATGGTCATCTCTGCCAACTTCCCCAATTCTTTTAACTGCTCTGGCTGCAATCCGGTTTCTTGCATCATTTGCATAACCATCTGCTGCGCTTGCTGAACCTGCGGATTCGCCATAGGACTACCCCCACCTTGCATGGCTTGCATCACATCTGCGTTTTGTTGCGCTGCAACATTCATATTTTCTTGGGGAGTAATAGCCATATGATCAACTCGACAGGTTTAAGGCTGCAACAATTTGTTCGTGAATATAGAGGTGAGAAGCGATCCAATCATAGAAATCTTCCTCCCTATTCCAGTCCGTATCAAGCAAATTAAAGGGGTTATCAAGGTTCAAAAGGGTCGCAAAAGCCTGATGTTCGTCTTGATGTACCTGTAACCAGTCATCCAAATTGTCAATATTGGCATCTATTAAGGGATAAACTGGGACAGTCACACCCTGATCCATGATGACCTGCTGAAACAGGCGGTGCTGCATCCCGTTTTCAAACAAAAACTCTCCTAACGAATCTCTGTCGCCAAATTTCACAATGGATAACTGATCCATGTTCATTATTTGTCAACTTTCGAGTCTAGTTTGTCAAATATCTTGCTTAACATTCCTTTTATGTCGTGTATGTCCGAACGGTAATCGTCACGGTTCACATACACCATTGGCATTTCAGCAATTCTGTCTTCAATACGGACGATAGACCGCGAGATACTGTTGAGTATCCATCCGAAGGCAGCACCAGCAGCGGCAAAAAGAATGTTAATCAAAAATTGCGGCTCCAATTTACACCCCGTAATAAGGAATCTTTTTGTTCAAGCCACCAATCTGAATGGTGATATAACCTTCAGGAACTAACGGCAAACTGGACGTTACAAACGTAGCATTAGCTGATGTTGTGCCAGTTAAATTTACATTGTTTGACGTTAAATTTGCAGTAATGTTGCCGCCAGTAATGCTCACTGAATTGGCATTCTGGCTTGCCATCGTACCAGCGCCGGTAACATTAGCAAACGGCACATTTGTTAAGCTAATCGTGACATTGCCTGTCAACGCACCACCACCTGACAGAAGACCGCCAGCCAACACATTTACTGTATTCGGTACTGCACCAGGCACGTTAGCTACCGGCACACTGGTAAGACCTAGCGTCACATTACCTGTTAATGCCCCACCACCCGTTAACAGCCCACTTGCAAGTACATTAACCGTGTTTGGCACAGCACCAGGTATGTCAGTAACGGTCAGCATTACCGCACCCGTCTGACCGTTCACCGACAACACAGCATCCGTGTTATCCACTTTCTGCCATGTTGCACCGTTAAAAATAGCAAAATCACCAACCTGCCAATTTGTGATTCCGTCTAAGTTTGTATTACCAGCAACATTGACATAGTAGTAATCTCCTTTATTACCAACACTGGACGTTAATGTAGGCGTGTTTGTCGCAGCATCCCATGTACCCTTGTAAACAAGAGCGCCAATGTTGTTAATAAAAGAACTTACTGTCTTTAACATTTTTAATCCCCGTCACCTGGGGTAATGTATATAACTGCGGTTCCTGATCCGGTAACGCCTGTAAAGTGAGCATTAGGTGCGAATGTAATAATTTCGTCTGTACCTGCCAACAATGGCAATGCTTTACCGCTAGATGTCACCACCGCTGCTGCTGTGTTAGCAGCGTCTGACGTTGTGCCATAACCTAAAAATACTGTGACGTTGCCAGCATTAATCAACCGATATTGATTGCCACCTAACGTAGTAGATACAGCTTGCACAGTCGCTGGTGCTGTCGTTGTTGCCGTAAACGTGACAGTGTTACCAGTAGGGGTAAAAGGTGCGCTAACAGCCATTTATGCTCTCCACGGTAAAGGTAGTTCAACAGATTTAGGATTGATCTTCGCATTAATTTGACCTTGCAAGTTTTGCTCTACTTGCTCTTTGTCAATGCCGTTATCCCATAACCACTTAACCACATCTTCATTTTTTAACTTTTCGTAAGGCTTAAATTCGCCGCCAGCATATTCAATCCCGCAACTTCCGTAGTCATAAGCAGAATGATTACCCTGTGTCGCAACGCAAGCCCAATCCACACTGAAAACAACGTTTTCGTTGCCTTGTGCCAACGGATAGCATTTTATTGAATTAATTTCCCAAGTGTATGTAGCTTGCATTTGCCTCACCTTTACTCTTGACCAACTTCGATAGGTTTAACTTCCTTAATTAATGATTAGGAAATTAACTCGTGTTTCTGCTGTTGCTGCCGCATTTGCGTGCAACGTAAATGAACCTGCCCCTGCTACCGCAGAAACAGATTTCATAGTTGTATCATTTGTTCCGACTGTACAAATGATGATTGAATTTGCTGTTACACGATTGTTTGTTACTACTAACGAAGTTGCCGCAGCCGCAAAATTTACTGTGCCAGCGTTTTTGTTAATAGTCTGAGCGCCTGTAGTACCCGCAGCCGTAACTGTCTTATCAAGCTGCATATCGCCAGCAAAGTAATTTGCAGCGGTTCCGTTAGCATAAAAATTCCACCGGCCTGAACCGGAAGCAATGTTGCTGTAGAAGCCGTAGTTATTGGTTGCGCCAATTAATGTGTTACTTACTTCAAAACCGTATTGATTTGTTACTGCAGAACTTGCACCAATAGTGCCTTGTTGAGCAAAAAAATGGGTCAAATTATTCAGTGTAAATGCCGCAGCCGCAGTTGTCGGAACAGATACAAACATTTTTGCTTGCGATGTTACGTCTGATTGAATCGTTCCTAAGTTATATAAATTCCATGCAACTGTGCTTCCTGTAATGGATTTACTTATATTTAAAGTTGTTCCGGTTGTTGGTGTCCCACCAATTCCAACTGCCCCCGCGCTTGTAATCCGCATACGCTCAGTCGGACTACTAGCACCGTCAGCAGTTGTGCTGAATGTTAATCTTCCTGGCATATCATTAGTGCCAGGAGTGCCGTCTACGGAGGCTTGGATTAAAGCACCTGTTGTAAACGCAGTCCCATCTGCGCCTGAAAATCTTATCTGACCTAACGTATCCCCATCGGAAACTATTGTGTAGGAACCCTCTGTAGTTCCACGAGATTTTAAAAATTGGAACCCACCACCACCGACTACATTTGCCCAAATCGCAAGAGCCTGTCCTGATCCGGCAGAAAATCCAGACTGCATAAGTCTTGGTGAAGTGATTCCAGATGTTGTATATGTTGAAGTCCCACCAACAATTACATTCCCACTAGCATCAATAACAAATGGCGTACTATCAGGATTAGCACTATCCTCCACCACCAGCGCGTTACCTGTGCCTGTCTGTGTGATGCGGAGTGCGTCACCGGAAGTGTTGACGCTGATAACCGCAGAGTTGCTAACAGTTGCATCTGTGATACTGACCGTACCACTGTTAATGGTGGCATTGTTTAAAGTCAAATTACCTACAGTCGATGTCGTGCTACCAAGCGTAATCGTGGCATTACCAAGCGTTGCAGTGCTATTTGCTAAAAAACTATTAGGGAAAGTTGACGCTACAGAACTGATTGTGACATTAGCTAATGTCATATTACCAAAAGAAGTCTGTGTCGATCCTAACGAAACCGACGTATTTCCTATCGTTACTGCACTATTTGCTAAGTAATTGTTAGGAAATGTGGTTGCAACACTGTTAATCGTGACGTTCGCAAACGTCATATTGTTCAGCGTAGTCACCGTATTACCTAGCTGAATGGCAGTGTTACCTAGCGTAATCGGGGTATTGAAGTTGGCATCCAACTGCGACAACGGTATAGACGTTGTAACATTTGCAAAACTGTTAGGTACTGGCATTTAGAACCTCACTCTCAATTCGTGTTCATACTCTAAACCGTTAATAACCATCGCTGCTGCGTTAGAAGTAAGCGTCATCCCCAAATACTTACCCCACTGCTGCGCGTCTGTCTTGTATAACGTATAACCAACACCGCCAAACCACTGAATAACAGCGCTGCTATTGTTTGTCCAAGGTATAGCGTTGCCAAAATTGTTCAACCAATTAACAAAGTTTCCTAAAGTGTAAGGAGGGCTTGCCCCACGCTCACTATCAACCGTTACATACAAAAACGCTGAATTGTTAATAGTTGCTTCAATACCGATCTTTAACGCCTGTTTTGTACGGATCGGGTCAGTCATCGGGTCAAGCGCCGTTTGAATAATGCTTGGCACACCAGATGTTGCATCGTTATACATAGATAAAAAGTTCGTACCATTTGTACCGAACATTTTTACCTTGCCACCCGTCGGAACAGATGTCATCAACTTCAAATCGTTACTTTGGTTAGTAAAAAACCATTTCTTTTCAAAGAAAACAGCCTGGATGTACCGCAAAGTACCGCTGTCGTTGTAACGAATGTTAAATGCAGAACACAGGATGTTATTTAACAAGACCTGACCGCCCGTTACCTGCGCTGTTGCAAAATCAATATTGGGAAACACCCCGTCTAGCGAGTCTGACAACTTTGACGTAGTTGAACCGACCAGCGCGTACACACCGTATTCGTTCATAAACAGCACAGAACGGAAGTACGGGAAAATAGCGTAAGGTAAACGTGTTCCTACGGATGCGGATACGTTCGTATTGGTGAAGATAGTGGTTCCGGTGTTGGTAACACGAACATCGGAGAACACGTTAATGCTGTCCTCGCCAAATATGTACAGGAAGTTGTTCGCGGCAAGCAACTGGATGATGTTACTGTGCAGCGTGGTATCAGTGAGAGTAATTGCGCCAGCAGACACACTTGTAAAATCGCTATAGCTGCCAGCAGCAGAGTAATACACAACCCTTCCCTGAGCCACCCAGTTGCGTCCAGAAAACGTCTGAATGCCTGAAATCTGTTCTGTAGTAATGACTGCGTTGGCTGTTGCATTTGAACCTCCACCGCCCGTGATAGTCACAGATATGTTGGCGTTATTGCTGTAGCCAGTGCCAGGGTTGGTCATAATCACACGGGAAACCTGACCGCCTGACACAATGGCCGTACCCGCTGCGTTACTACCACCACCACCAGAAATAGTGACAACAATGTTGGCTGCGTTGGTGTAGTCCGTACCGCCGTTGGTCACGTTGACTACTACCGTGCCTTTTTTAAACGTGACTAAACTGGCAATAGCAGTAGCATTTGTACCGCCGCCGCCGTTAATCGTAATAGTCGGTGGCGATGTGTAACCCGATCCTGCGTCAGTTAGCGTGATAAACGAAACCGCATTAGCAGTAACCGTCGCTTGAGCCGTAGCCTGGATGCCACCAGTCTGATTCGGAGCCGAAATAACAATCGCTGGAGTGCTGGTGTAATTGCTGCCGCCATTGGTAATCGCTACTGATCCAACAGAGCCAATAGATACTAAGTTCGTACCATCCCAAGAATAAACGCCATTGTTCGGGTCACCTATAAGAACAATGTTGTCCTTCCACTGCGTCGTGCGTATGCCAGCATTAGAGAACGTGCCAGCAACCGCCACATTACCCTTAGTATTTGTTTCTACATTGACATACTCGCATCTGCCATCTTCTTGAAATGCCAACACATAATCATTGACGTTTAGATTAGAAGATACAAAAGTAGTAACAGTATTGCCAAACGTGACCGCAGTGTTTGTGTACGTTGGAACAATTTTTAGGTTGGCGTAACCAATCGGCATGGCATTTTCTAGCCATGCAAACTCTTCTTTGTCGATAGCGGTGCGGTTAGCCTTGGTGTTTACACCCTTAAAATTCTTGACTACCGCATAGCTTTTCTTTTGCTCTGTCGCGGCCATAGTTAGAATGGAGTGCTATAAGGGTCAGGCATTCGCCTTGTAAATGTGGTGTTAAGAACAGAACGAACCTTGCTAAGATATTGCTGATAGAAAATTTCAGATTCGCCATAAGACTGTTCTTTGAACTTCGCCGTGTATGCTGCGTAGTACGCCACGGGTGTCGTGTACGGGTCAAT